ACATGAAAAAAACCGGTAAAGTCTTAGACGCTACCGAACAAAAAATAGAGGCTGAAACTAGCCTCACAAAAACTACCGATACCGGACGCCAGTCCGAACTCGCAGAAAAACGTGTCTCAGAAACTATCTGGGACACACTCTCCCAAATGTTTCAAACCTCATCCAAAGGCAAACCCAATCTAATGGACTTCATCCGAGATTCAATCTCGTCAACCGCTCGCGACATAGAACTAGCAAACAAAGCGCGAATGGATAAAAAAAAATTCCCTAAAATAAAATCAAACAGAAATGAGCAACCTAATCACTAAATTAAACAACCGCGAAGCGGATCGCCTTTGACCTGGAGCGAAGCGCGAAACGCCGCAGGCGTAACGCGCGAAAGCGACCTAATAGGAACTATCATGAAACAACCGAAACAAACACCCCAACTACCACGACGGAAAGTCCGGTCCGCCTACGGCCCGAAAAACAACCGGGTCGTTTGTAAATCTGGCAACGACGCCAGAACAAAGCAATCGTTCAAAAACGAATGCGATATAAATAACATCATGGCGAAATACCAGAAAACTGGCGCCATCAACCACGTGCAAAACAATCAAGCACATTACGGATTCGCAGACTCAGTCACCTTCACCGAATCCATGAACATCGTGGCGAAAGCCCAATCAATGTTCAACGAACTGCCTTCGTCAATTCGAAGCAAGTTCCGGCAGGATCCTGCCGCCTTCCTCGACTTCGTCCAGGACGAAGCGAACGCCGACGAGCTGGTCGAGCTCGGCCTTGCCAATGCACCACGGCAGGACCCTGCCAACACGCCTCCTACGGCGACTCAGCCGGTCACAGACCCGGCTCCAAACCCGCCGCCCGCAGAATGAAAAAAAGGGCGGCGAAATAAGTTACCTACTTGATGTAACTTATGCTAGGTGACACCAAATTCAATAAAAGATAGAATTTCGTCACCTAGCTACCCCCAGACTGGTAATCCAGTCAACGACGGAGTACAAAACCCTCATGGCATATCGAAAGAAAATAGGTCGGAAACGCAGTAAAAAACTGTTCTCCCGTACAGCGTCCAGGACAAACAAACGTAACATCGCCCCGCGGCCAATGCGCGGCGGCATCCGACTCTAAAAAAAAGCCCCGCCACCGATCGCTTAGACAGCTCGATGGCAGGGCGCGGCTTATGTCCTGCTATAAACCGCTTAACGCGTTCCTGCATGTGTCCGGAAGGACCTGCAAAAACGTGATCTCGTTCCGACCACCCGGAAAAGAAATCCAACTCCCCTGCGGCCAATGCATAGGCTGCAGAATCGACAAGTCAAAACAATGGGCCATTCGCTGTGTACACGAAGCCCAAATGCATCCCGACAATTCTTTCATCACGCTCACTTACTCCGACGAACATCTACCAACTGACGGCGGACTGTGTCCGCGTCACTTCCAATTATTCATGAAACGGTTACGGAAATACTTTCAGCCACTAACTATCCGTTTCTATCAATGCGGTGAGTACGGCGAGAAACTCGGCCGACCTCACTACCACGCTCTGCTTTTTAATCTCGAATTCCCTGACCGGGAAATTCACAAAATACAAGACGGAACACCGCTCTACACTTCGCCACTTCTCGAAAAAATATGGGGCAAAGGCTTTTGCTCCATCGGCGAAGTCAACTTCAAAACTGCGGGCTACGTATCCCGCTACATCATGAAAAAAATTACCGGCGAACCTGCTCACGAACATTACACAAAAATCGACCCGCTAACGGGCGAAGTCTTCCAGGTGAAAGCCGAATATACCACCATGAGCCTTAAGCCCGGAATAGGAAAACCGTGGTTTGACCAATATCAAACGGACGTTTTCCCCGGCGACTTTGTCGTCCTGGACGGCAAAAAACTCAAAACACCGAACTACTACACCGAGCTGCTCAAAAAACTCGAGCCCTCGGAATATCAAAAAATCAAAGAAAAACGCATCAGAAAAATGGAAGAAAAATCAGCAGAAAACACCCCTGAACGGCTCGCCGTTCGGGAATACTGCCAACAACGAAAACTCGAAAAACTAATAAGGCCCCTGATATGAAACGCGGAACCCAACAAGCAACCTTCCTCTTGATTCTACTAATCTTAATCGCTATCTGGAGCAACTCATGATCCATAAAATATTCACGATCCACGATGTCAAGGCACAAGCCTACCTCCCGCCATTCCTCCTGCACACCAGGGCGATGGCTACCCGCGTATTCCACGACTGCATCAACTCCGAGCAACACCAATTCGCAAAACACCCCGAGGACTACACCCTGTTCGAAGTCGGTCACTTCAATGACCAAAACGCCAACATCCAAATCGAAAAGGCACCCACCTCCCTTGGAAATGGAGTAGAGTTTGTTACACAAGAAACTATCTCCCCCCAAGGAAATTCGCAAAATGACACGCCAATCGGTAATGACCCACCAGTTCTCACAGGTCCCAGCGGCTGAAATTCGCCGCTCCTCATTCGACCGATCTCACGGCCTAAAAACAACTTTCGATGCCGGGTTCCTCATCCCAATTTATGTGGATGAGGTTCTACCCGGCGATACCTTCAACCTCTCAATGACGGGCTTCGCCCGTCTTGCAACTCCGATCTTCCCGTTAATGGATAACATGTTTATGGAGACCTTCTTCTTCGCGGTCCCCAATAGACTCCTCTGGGATAACTGGGAAAAATTCAATGGCGCTCAAGACAATCCTGCAGACTCCACCGACTTCACCGTCCCCGAACTTACCTCGGGCGTCGCCGTGGAAGCGGAAACTATTACCGACTACTTCGGCATTCCTACTCTTAGCCCTAACCCCCGCTTTAACGCATTGCACCATCGTGCTTATAACCTCATCTACAATGAATGGTTCCGCGATCAAAACCTCCAAGACTCTGCCGCAATCATTACCGACGATGGCACCGACAATCTCGGCGACTACCCGCTACGACGTCGCGGCAAAAGACACGACTACTTCACTTCCTGTCTGCCATTCCCCCAAAAAGGGGAATCAATAAACATCCCACTCGGCACGTCTGCACCTGTCGCCCTGGCTGACAGTGCAGCACTCGAAACCATCGGAGTTAACTCCGACTTCTTCGGCGAGCAACGAGCCTTTCTCGTGGCCGCCGATCAAATAATTCTGACCGATCCAATACCACCAGCGGACGCTCTGCTTTACGCAGACCTTACCGACGCAACCGCTGCAACAATCAACGAACTGCGACAAGCATTCCAAATACAACGACTCCAAGAACGTGACGCTCGCGGCGGCACCAGGTACACCGAAATTATCCGTGCACACTTTGGAGTCACATCACCGGACGCAAGACTTCAGCGCCCGGAATATCTCGGCGGCGGCAGCTCGCCGATCAACATTACCCCTGTTGCACAAACGTCCGAAACGGACGTCAGCGGACCCGACGCATCACCCCAAGCAAACCTTGCTGCGTTCGGCACCGCATCACTCTCAAATCACGGCTTTACAAAATCATTCACCGAGCACTGTGTGCTCATCGGCCTCGTTAACGTACGTGCCGATCTAACTTACCAACAAGGCACTGACAGAATGTGGAACCGACAAACACGGTTCGACTTCTTCTGGCCTGCTCTCGCCTCAATCGGCGAACAAGCCGTGCTCAATCAAGAAATCTACACTCAAGGCGACGGCGGCGGCGGCCAAGACCCGCTCGTTTTTGGATACCAAGAACGATACGCCGAATACAGATATAAACCGTCTCGCATCACCGGAAAATTCCGCTCAGATTTCCCAGAAACCCTCGACGCTTGGCACCTCAGCCAAGAGTTCGAGGAACTCCCCGTCCTCGGAGATACATTCATCCAGGACGACCCACCAATCGACCGCGTAATCGCGGTCCCCGAAGAACCTCACTTCCTCTTCGACTCATACTTCAACTTACGTTGTGCACGACCGATGCCGTTATACGGCGTCCCCGGCATGATCGATCACTTCTAATGATCCTCGCAATACTGCCCGGTACCGGCTCCGTCATAGGGGCCGGAATCGGTCTACTCGGCTCAATACTCGGTGGCCGCTCGTCGGCCTCCGGACTGCGCCGTCAAAACCAACTCGCAAGAGAAGAAGCACAACGCAACCGCGACTTTCAGGAGCGCATGTCCAGCACCGCGCATCAGCGCGAAGTCGAGGACCTCCGAGCAGCTGGACTAAATCCCATCCTCTCCGGAACGGGAGGTATGGGCTCATCGTCCCCGGGCGGCTCCATGGCCGCCCAGGTGGACGAAAAAACCGCCGCGGTCTCGACCGCTCGCGAGCTTGCTCGCACCATGGCGGAAATATCAAACATGAAAAAAACCGGTAAAGTCTTAGACGCTACCGAACAAAAAATAGAGGCTGAAACTAGCCTCACAAAAACTACCGATACCGGACGCCAGTCCGAACTCGCAGAAAAACGTGTCTCAGAAACTATCTGGGACACACTCTCCC